TATCTGCTATTTGGTTATTTACCATGTTATATCCTACTTGATATGCCTTCATAAGGTCAACCAGTGATGTAGATCTTGTATTTCTATCAGAGAATACTCTACCTTCTACAGGAAGTTTACACCCATATAGGTTATTATTTCCTTTAAACTGGAATGGTATTCTTCCTGGTTTAGTTCTATTAATACCCAAGTAAATAGGATTAATATTATCAGAAGACATATTTGATCTCCAGAATGCAGGTAAGTTTGGTCCAATCTTAACACCACCCCAAACTTCATTAACCCATATCCAGTCAATATGTTCTCCTTCTACTAAATTCTCTTTCTTTTTATTTTTAAAGATAGATGTATCATAGATTGGTTTGCATGTAACTTTAAAAGTCTCATCAACTATTTCTTGGATAATTTCACCATCCTTCTCAATCTTAGTAAGGTGACCAACTTTTCTTTGAGTTTTCCAGTATGCTGTAGTCACTCTCATTAACTCACCTTCACCCCATAGAGTAACATCATCCCCTTCATTTAGGATAGCACTTATAATATCACCACCTCTTGCAGGATCATCTGACCAGTTACTTACAAACTTTCTATAAGCTAAACCAGGCATTTGTGTATTCCATTCATGAGACCTAGAAGGATCATAATATGCTCCATCATTCTGATACCCATTAACTTGATACAATGCTGATTTAGCTGGATAGATGTCTTGCAGTGAGTGAAGCTGGTTTTCTGTCATTAAATATCCGTATTTATCTACAACATCAGCTACAGTCATTAAGTCTATCTTTCCAGTAAAGTTAGAATCAGATATGTATCTAGTATCAGGAGATTTTTGATAGAATGTTAAAACAGGATTCCATAATTCAACATCATAATCATCCTCTAACATTCTAAAGTGCCAGAATTCTCTATCAGTAATAAGCATATCACGGAATGCTCTTTCCTCTAGTTCTTGCATTTTAAATCTCTCTTCATCTACATTTAACTGATGTGATGCCCACTCCTCTACCATACTTCTATAATCTTTAGAAAAGAAGTCTTCTATTTCAGGAAGTGTTTTAATTTTTTCAGGATTAAGTTCTTGTTGTGCTTCTTCAGATCCTGGGTCCATACCCATCTCTAACATTCTAGCTACCAACTTTGCTTCTGCATCTGCAAGTAAGTTTTCTTCTACTTGAGCTCTTTTAGCTTCAAGCATCTCATTGTATGATAAATCATCTACAGCTCTAAACTGTACTTTAGAATATCTTTTTGAAAACTCTCCTGATAGTACATTAATTACATTTGGAATAATTGGATAGAACTTTAATTCTAAAGCAGATGAATCTTCTTGTGTAAGAACATCCATCATGCCTTTGTATTCATTATCCTCTTCAACAATGTAATCTGTTTTATCAATAATACCTTTGGCTAACTTATAGTTCTTCAAAAGTTTTCTTGCATTCAATCTTAAAAACTCAATACCTTGTAGCTCTAGCCAATCCATGTTCCAGGCTCTCCAGTCATCATCTTTCTTCTTTGATGGAAGAAACTGTATTGGTTGTGTAAGACTTGATGTAGTAGGATACCCTTCTGACTTAGCCCCACTTTTTATTTGCATTGCATTTAATACTCTCATGATATACTCTTATGGCTGTATGAAAATAATACCTGGGGTGTATACTCAAATTCATAAACTGATTCATACATTACTCCTAGCTTCATATCACAATAGGAATAAGTTATTTGATTATAGTTTACTGAACATGTTACGTGATACTCTGGCATTATTTAAAATTTTTAAATCCTGATCTTTTTTGTTTAGTGCTACTTTTAGACATGGAACGGCCCATATTCCTAAAAGGGTTATATTTTAATTTATACAAATTTTCTGAATTTTGCAAGGTTTCTGGTGTTTCAGATTCCCTTCTTTTTGCATACCCTCTGTTGGACTGTTGGAGTTTTGCAAATGCTATCAATGCAGAAAATGCTACAAGTCTATCCACGTTTAAACCAGGATAGTATGCAAGCATTTCTTTTAATAACAACGGATCTGGTATCCTTTCAACCCCAAAAGTTTGGTTTATTATTTCTCCATTCTCATCTAATTCATCATCAATACTTTCTCTGATAAATTCTAATGCATATGAGATGAGGTGACTTTTAAATAAAGTACCTGTGTTTTTCCAACCATATTCTTGATACACAGATTTATTGGATCCTAAATCTTTTAAGAATACAATTTGTTGTTTAGGTACAAGATACTTTTGTTTTCTTCTTCTTATCATATGCTGGATAAATAATGAGATGTTGTTCTCTACTACTGTCCATGCATTGTACCATTCTATAATCTTTTCTAATTGCTCATGTGTTTTATTAATGTCATCATATCTACCACACCAAGCAGCTACAATTTTATCTTTCTCTACAAACTGTTCTAATCCTGCTGAAGTTTCTCTTGTTACCTCAACTGGATTCTTATATACAAAGATACTACACAATGAATCTGATGTTGTTGTTTTACCTTCTGATACGGGGTCAATAGATGCATAGTACATTCCAAACTCTGGATTTTTTACAGGTCTTTCCCATACAACTAAACAACCTGTTTTATCCTGCATCTTTTTATCTACAGGAAATTGAGATATTGGAAGTTTAGTAGTTCTCTTTGCAACTATTCCCTGCTCATCTCTAGTGAGCTCAATATGCTCATATGAGTATTCCTTATCTTCAATCCTTTTAAGTTGCTTAGAAAGGATCCCTTGAGGAAATATGGACTCTTTTCTGTATGCAAACCCTTCTGCAATATTAGTTGGTTTCTGAGATATCCTTAATTGATACTGCTCTGGGTTTAGTTTTGCCTTCCATTCTTCTCTTTCTTTGAATATTGCAGCAAGTGCTTCTTTTACCTTTGAGTTGCCATACTTGTCAATGTATGGTGGCATGGACCATTGCTCTGGTATAAACAAACCTGATAATCCAATTGTCCCATCTTTATCAAGAAGGTTGGTTTCTACTGCATAGATGTCATTATTAGTTGGATTTAGTATCATATCCTTTAATGGTTCACATTGATCTAAATCCCCCACTGATCCTGCTGCAATAAACATACCTGTTGTTAACATTCCTGATGACATTGCAGGACGTAAGTACTCATATGTCTGCATCATCTTTGGAGCAATCCCTGCTTCCTCATGAAAGAAGTAAGTTGTTGGACCCCCTACACCTGTTGTTGCATTCTTCTCAAATGATGCACCTTGTATCTTAGACTTTAATCCTTTATTGGTTTTTTTGTTTCCTACTCTGACCTCAATCTGTTGTTGCCATAGTAAAACTTTTTCAGGATTACTTGGTCTATACCAAGCTGTATGCTCATTAAGAAAGTCTCTATATTCTTCTAAGAACTTCCAAGAACCTTTATCATTAATGTAGTCTTTTAAACTTGCACCAATTTTACAAACAGAACCTTCTTCAAACCAATACTGGTTTATTACTTTACCCATATGATAGTAAGATGAGGCAATCTGTCTTTTCTTAAATATTGCAGAATGTCTGTTGTTTAACTCTGCCAATAACTCATATAATGCCATATGGTACTGTGCATCTCTTACTTTAGCAAAACCATATGCCTTTTCTTCTTTGTCAAATATAGGTAAGAAGTTTAACCACATGTAGTAATCTCTGGCTACATACCATATCTTACCTTCATTCTTGTAGATTACACCATTCCTACATTTATTCTTCTGATCATCCCAATAAGCCATAAAGTCTTTAGACCTAAAAGGTTTATCACAGTAAACTCCTTTAGTGTTAAAGATTCTAGCTTGTTCATTAAATAAATAAGCAGTCTCATCAAAGTCATACTGACCTGGCTCTTTGAATATATCTTTTAAGAAACTGGCAAAGTCCTCATCTGTTTCAAATGAAGACTCTGACCATACCCCTTTTTCATATGTTGGAATTAATCTACCCATATATTATCTCAGGATTGCAAAAATATCCCCTTTATTAATTAAATAGTGCTCTTCATTATTGTGCTCCATCTTTATAATTGATGCACTGTCACTATACTGAACAAAGTCTCCTTCTTTGATATCTGTTACACTATCTCCTACACCTACAACAGTACCTTTTGGTTCTGCTTTTTGCTGTGTTTCAGGAATAAGTATTTCAGTTCCTGGATAATACTTGCTTGCTTCTTTTGGTTTTAATAGGATTTTCATCCCAACTGGTATAACTTTCATAACTATTGGTTTTTATTCTATATCAAATCTTTCCTCTATCAAACTAATTTTATCAGAAGCATCAATTAATAATTGTAAAGCTTCTTCAGCATCCTGAAAAAAATCATTAGCTGTGTGATCACCAATACCTACTGCTTGGTTTTCTAATAAATCTAAAGCCATTTCTGCTTTGGCTTTGTCTGCTTGTGCCTTTAGGTAGAGGGCTTTAATTACACCGGATCTTTTAAATTCCATCTTGTTAGTTTTAATTATTAATTACATTTGGTCATAGGCCAATCCTTGACCTCCTCTTACAGATGTTTGTTGTTCATCTTGTAAATCTTTATATGCCCCTTTAAAGGACTGTCTTATTGCATCAAAGTCTTTTGCTACAGCACGGATCTGAGATATATTACCATCTCTACCATCTGTAATTGGAGTGTTAGCCATATATGTTGCCATATTATCTAAAGCTTTCTTTATACCCAAATAAGCTCTGTGTGTAGGTGTCTCATACATTTTTTGACACTTAACTAAAGCTTTTACAATATAATCATCTTCTGTAGATTCTTCTAATCCTACCTCTTCAATAATAATTTCTTCTTTATCATTCTCAGGAAGATGAAAGAAAGGGTTCATATCTGGGTTTGGACAAGTCATATAAAACAAATACTTGTAAACTTGTAGATAAGTTTCAGGATATTCATCCATTATAACTTTTAAAAACTCTAAAGCATAACAGTGTTCACTTGGAATCACTTCATTATTCTGTATGTCAAATAGTTTTATTATCATAATTATTGAGTGTCTGGTATTATTAGATTTTCAAAGGCACTAACAGTTTTATTATCTATATATAAAAGACCTCCACTTTTAAGATAAACAACTAGCTTATTATTCTCATAATTTTTAACTCTGTCATCATTATTAAAATATGTATGAAAATAGATAACTTCAGCCATATTTAATTTTATTGGTGGTCCAATTTCAAAAGTTACAACAGTTGAAATAGGTGGTATTTCTTCTGGTTTAGTTCCTTGTCCTAAAGTACTTTGAACATTTGGAATAAATGTGTCTAATTCTTCCCACTTGTAATCTAGATTATATATTATAGGCATACTTTAATATTTTACAGTTTGTTTTCTTTTAACCATGATA